AAAGAATCTGAATGGGAATCATTTTTTGGCAAAGCTACTGCAGTAGGTTATAATCCTAAAAAATATTATGTAGTTATTCTAAATGATTCATTTGCTACTACAAATAGTGGTACAGTTTATATATATGATTTTAGAACACAATCATTTGTAAAAGGCACAGATGCATTTGACAATAGTGTTAATAGGTCTAATATGGTTACTGATTGGAATGGTAATATGTTGGTTGCATATTCTAATAAACTTAGAACTGAACCTACAATAGATAAAGTTCTTTCTACATGGGATAGTTTAGAAAATAGAGTTTGGCAATCATCTAGTGATAATGTAGTAGTAAAAGAATGGTCTGATAATCCTAGAGCTGTAGCTAGTGGTAAATTTAGTATAGCTACAAAAGATTTTGATTTAGGAATACCTGCAAAAGTAAAAAAATTATATGCAGTTACAATTACTTATAAAAGTGATGTTGCACAAACAAATCCAGTATTTTATGCAATAGATGGTTCTGATACTTTTGTAGCAATGACTGGTAATATGGAAGTATCTTCTTCTTGGAAAAAACTTAGAGCAGTAGTATCTTCTCCTGTAGAGTTTCAAAGTATTAAAATTAAGATAGAAAACACTACAACTACTAGTACTACTACAGGAATACAAATTAATGACATATCAATAGAGTATAGACCTTTATTTAAGAGAGTAACAAGTGGATAGGATAGAAAGAAGATTAAGAAATTTAGGTCAGCGTAAAGTTGTGTTTTCAAATACACCACCTTCACCTGACCAATTAAATGATGAAGAACAAGTATATGTTTTATCTCCTAATCAAAATTTAAGATTATATGTAAAAAAGGGAACAAAACTATATTATAATGAATTTACACCAATAGAAGAAGTTCAAACCAATAATTGGGAGGATTTAACATAATGGCAACAAAAGCAGAATTATTGAGAATAGTAGATACAAACGAATCGTTTGATAAGTTAATGGAGTATAATACTAGACAACAAGAAAATTTACAAAAAATAAATAGAAGAAAAGGATATGGTAGACTTTTTTCAAATGCTGCACTTTTTGCAATTAATGCTTCAACAGGTGGAGCATTAACTCCTCTTCAATTAGCTTTAGCTTCAGGAGTAGGTTCTGGTCTTACTCAATATTTAGGTGCTGCTAGTGTTAAACAAGACCCAATGGTTCAAGATAAATTATTAAACAAGCAGTTTAAAGAAGCTTATCAACAAGGTGAAGATGCTAGAGATATGTTAGTAGGTGCAATTCCACAATCTGCAGCAAGTGATGCATTTAGCACATATGTATTATCAGGTACTGATTTTTTTGAAGATGTTACAAATAAAGCAAATACTTTTTTAACAAGAAATGCAACACCTTCTACTTCAGTAGCACCACCAGTAGATGTAATATCTTCATCTAATTTAGGTGGGCTTACAGATACAAGTGGAAGTGTATTAGCAGACCCAAATATTTTAAGAAAAACAGTAAATGTACCAACAGCACAAAATCCTGAATTTTTTAACCCATTTGTAAAACCTGAAGGATTTGTGCCACAAATGGATTTTTATGAACCACTTCGTAATCGCACATTTACACAATTTGGAACAAGAGGAAGCAATATTGCAGGTTTTGGAAATATAAATAATCCTTTAAATCAAGCTATGTCCTTAACTGCTAATGACCCAACAATGGCTAGTTCTTTTGCTACACAAACAATACCTATGACTGATTTTACAAATTACGGACAAATAAGATAGGACTATATTATGGCTATAAATAATTTTAATCAAATGTTTACAGGACAAGCTATTTCTCCTAATATTAACTACAATACAATAGAATCAGGTACACAAAATTTAGGACAATCTATTGCTATGCCTACGATTGCACCAGCTATACCAAATTTAGGTTCAATGAATACTCCTGCATCTACACCACAATCTAATCCTGATTATTTACCTAATACTCCTTTGTTAACAGCACAAACAAATGAAAGTTATATAACAGATTTATCTACAGCAGGTCCAGATAATACTCCTTTTGACCCAACTGCACCTAGTACTGATTTTGCAGATATTTTAGATACTTATGATACTCGTGCATTAATGAATGAGTATGGACAATATTTTGATCCCTATGATTTATCACAAGAAGCTTTTGCTCAAAGAAATTTAGCAATGCAAGAAGATGCTATAAATGCTAGACTACAACAACAGCAACGTGGTTTTGAAACACAGCAAACTCAAGGAAGAATGAATTTAGCTAACATTTATGAACAACAACAAGAAAATATGGGTGGAGGATTTGCTGGTTCTGGTAGAAGAGATATACAAGCACAAAGAGCTATAGATGCAGAAAGAGGTACTTTTGAAAATCAATTATTTAATTTAAGAGATGTAGAACAAACTGCACAAAGAGATTTAGATAGAGCATCATTAGGTTTTGAACAAGATGTGTTTGGTATGAGACAAAGATTTGCAAGTGATACAAGAGATACTTTGTTAAAATTATTAGAAACAGGTGCAGATTTAAAACGATTTGAAATAGGAACTGCAGAACAAAAAGTTAGAACAAACCCACAAAATAATATGCTAGACTATACAGACCCTAATTTTGATGCAGATGTAGCATTTGAACAAACTATGGGTAGGATGGATGATGCATTTGGAACAGGAGAAATAGGTTATCCATCAGGAGTAACTAGTACTCCTACTGTAGTACCAGAAATACCTTTTAATGTAGGTGGTGGCATTCAAGGTGATTTTGATGCTTTAAATCCTATACAACCTGGTTTAAGTCAATCAGCACAAGATTATATGAGAAATAGAGAAGGTTATAGAGATACAACAGCAGGTCAAAATTTTTATGACACATACGGAGATTAAACAATGGCTATACAAATAACACAAGACCCAATTAATAATTTTTTTGATAATCTACCTAGATATGCTTTAGATTTAAAACAGCAAGATGATGCTGCTAAGTTTAGAGACAGACAATTAAGTGAAAATATTAGGCAGTTTAATGAAAGACAAGCACAGCAACAACGTCAATTTGCTGATACTATGGATTTAAGTAGAGATAGACTTAATTTTGATATAGATAAAGCTATGAGAGCTCTTGATATAAATCAACAAAATGTTGACTTAACTAGAATGGTAACTGAAGAAGGAATGGATGAAAGAGCTTTTTTACGAAATAGAAGAAATAGTGAAATTGCTTTAAAAGATGAAATCATGAAAAATTTAGCAGATGTTGAAAATCAAGCAAGAAATATAGAAAGAGATTCTGAATTATTTAAAGAAGATTATAATGCAGTATTTGTACAAGCAGGTGAATATAAAAGTGACCAAGATAAAGGACCAGCACGAGGTACTATTGATTTTCTAAAAGGTAGGACGGATTTTAAAAGTGATAGAGAAAGAATTGAATATATTCAAAAAGAAGTTGATGAACTTAAAAAATATAGAGATCAATTAATAACTACAAGAGGTTTAACAAAAGAACAAGCAAATGAAGCAATTAAAGATGGGTCTGCATTTTCTGGTCCTTTTGGTCAATTTGCTCCAAGAGTAGATTTAAAACCAGAACTTATACCTGAGTTATTTGAAACAGATTTTGACAAACTTTTACCAGAATATGATAAAAATAAAGAAGCTGTAGAAAGTATTATAAAATTACAAGCACCAGAATTAAAAGTTCCTAGCGAATATGAAGGTTTTGTTCAAACAGATATAGGTTCTGATTTAATAAATTCTTATAATGAAACTTATACTAAAACATTAAATGAAAATATTAATTCACTTTTTAGAAAATCAGGTGGTTTCCTTGATATTTATAATCCATCTGGACTTGATGTTACAGGACCTTTTGATTCACCACAACCTTCAGGTCCAAAAGAAACAGGGACAGATATACCATCAACTACTGGTGAAAATCCTAATGAACCATATAATTTTATGCAATCAGTAATATTCCCTATGTTACCTTATGGGGATACAGAAGCAGGTCAACGCTTTTATGGAGGTAGATAAAATGGCTTTAACACAATCAAATCTTGAAGTTAGACAAGCAAGAAGTTTAGTATCAAGATATAATTCAGACCCTAATCAATTTACAGATGCACAAGCAGAAAAAATTGCATTAATAGCATACAGATTAGGTATGCCATTTAGACCTGAAAAAAAAGTTTTACAAAAATTTTTCTTTGAGTTAGCTGATACTGCAACATTTGGATTATTAGATGATAAAAATAGACCTGTATCAAGAGGTGAAACAGTATATGGTGAAACAGGTACTGAACAATTAGCTTCAGCTGCAGGAGGGTTATTAGGATTAGTAGTACCTGGTGTAGCTGGTGCTAAAGTTGCAGGTATTACAGGTAGAGCATTACAAAAAGCAGGTGCTTCTGCTCCTAAATCTTTAACACAATTAACACAAGGCAGTACATATGAATTATCTAAATTAGGTACTGCTGTAGCAGGTGCAGCAGGAGGTGCAACAACAGGAGGTTTAATAGATATTTTAGAAGACCCAATGGGTGCACCAGGAAGAGCTTTAACAGGTGCAGCTATAGGTGGAGCTTTTGGTTTTCTTAGAGGTGCAAATCCTACTCAAGTAGACCCATTTTCACCAAGATTACCTGGTAGTACTTCTGCAAGACAAATAGGTCAAACAGCAGGACCTTCAGGAACTGCAGGTATAACAACAGGACCACAAGTTCGTGTAGTTTCAGGTAATCAAACGAGAATGATGAATCAACAAGATGCATTTAATTTAGCTAGTCAAGGCATATTAAGAGAAGTTGCTAGAAGACCTGCTACAATAGGTGATTCTTACAAAGGCAGAGTATTTGAATATGTTAACCCAACAACAGGAGCACAACCAATTAATCTTGGTACAGGATTATTACAATTAACACAAGGTACTAGAGCAGCTGGACTTACAAGAAATCCTATACAAGGGTTATAAATAAAATAATTTATGGCTTATAACGAGGCAAATTACGTACAACGCCTTATAAATCAATACAGAGCACAGCCAAATCTTTTTGATGATGACCAACTAGATGTATTGCAACAAAAGGCAAATGAATACAATATATCTTTTAAACCTTTAAGAGATACTACAACCTTATCTTCTGTAGTACAAAATTTTTCTTCAGGGTTTCTAAGAGGTTTATTTCCTTTAGTACCTCCTGATAATAAACCAAGAACTACATATGAAGCAATAGCACAAAGCTTAGGACATTTAGCAGGTTTTGCTCCAAGTATTTTAAGTATGCCTTTACGTGGTGCTACAACAGGATTAAGAGCTGTAGCTACTGCAGCAGGTATGACTAAAACAGCTAAAAAATTAACAGACATACAAGGAGCAGCAGGTACTGGCTTTATAGGTATGAATGTTGTTACAGTTTTAGACAAAGCATCTTTTCCTATGATGGCATCAAGATTTGCTAAAAGAGGATTAAATAAAAGTTTTAGTAAACTTGAAGGAGATGCATTAGAATATTTTAGACCTGGTACTGCAGCTAGAGCTATTACAGAAGAAGCTATTGGTTTAGGTGCAGCTAGTACAATATCAAATGTATGGGCTGGTCCTGATGAATATATTAATTCATTTGTAGGTGGAGCAATAGCAGGTGGTGCTTTTGGTGGTATAGGTAATTGGAAAGCTATAGGTAATAGATTAAAATTTATTAAAAATGAAAAACAAAGAAAATCTGCAGAACAAGCTGTACGTGCAGCTTTAGGTGCATCATTTACAGGTGTGCCTTCAACACTAAGAGATGAACCTATAGAAATGCAATTATATGAATACTTGTTAGGTGGATTTTTTGGTTATAATGCAAGACCTGCACATGAAGCTGTAGGTGGTGCACACTTTGCTGGGATGAATTCTTTTAATAAAAGCTTATCATTAAGACCAGAAAAAAGTGAAGGGTTTTCTGATTTAGCACCTAAAGCACAAGAATATGTTTTGCAAAAATCTACTGAACAAGCTAAAGCTTGGTTAAGTAGGCATGACTATTTATATGAAGGTGTAGATATAAGAAATGTAATAGGTGAAAGATTAAGAAAAGAACATTTTAATCCTACACAAAAACAAATAGATAAAGAATATAGAGATTTTGCTTATGAAGAATATACTAAAATTGTTGACAAAATGCCTGAGATGGAGCTTAAAACAAAATTGGATGATAATACTCATCCTGATAATAGGACCGATTGGGTTGATGATTATAATCCTTTTTCAGTTAGTTTTGACGTTATTTCTAGGGGTATGCTTAGAGATATTAAATCGCATTCGGGCAAGTATAACAATGATTTCACAGGTATTAAAAAAGAATTAAATAATTTTCTATCAAGAAATATATTTGAAGTAGACCCTAATACAAATATAGTTGATCCCTATACAAAAAGAAATGCTCCTGATGTAGAGACTTTTATTAATACATTAAAGAATCATGAGAGTTATAGTAGATTGTTTCAGCCTGAATATAAAAAACAAAATAAAGTAAATACAGATTATGAAACAGAATTACGTAGATTGTTTTTTCAAGCAGCACAATTACCTAATAAAACACAAACTTTTGATGGTAAAAATGTAGAAACACAAATGCCAGAACGTATTGATTTTGAGCAATTAGGTGTAAATCATTTTAACTCTCCTATATTAGATACATTTGGTGCAGGTAGAGGATTTGAATTTTTACATTATTTTAAAAAAGATGTACCAACTGGTTTTTGGAAAAATTTTAAAAAAAATATATTATTTAAAAATACTGAACATAAAGATTTAGTTGATATTTTTACAAAAGTAAATAATGAATATGTAGATAAAAATCAAATTAATAATTTATTTACATCTTTAGCAAAACAAAATAAATATGTATATGCAGGTAGTAAAGATAAAGGGCATGTTATTACAGCAAGTTTTAATGATAGAAATGGTGCAATAAAATTAGAATCAATTTTAAATACAACAAATTTTAATGATAAAGAATTAACAAAATTTAGAGAAGATTATAAAGATTCTCTAAATGAGTTTAAAAAAATGTATACTGGTAAAGACCCTAAAATTTTACATGATAGAATACTTGTTTCAAACATAAGGCATGAATTAACAAACCATAATTATCCAACAGATAAACAAGGTAACTTTTTTAAAAGTGATATACAAAAAGTAGTTGGAGCAGAAAAATATAAAAATGAAGATGGTAAAGATTCTTATTTTCAAAATGCTGTAGATTATAATAAAAGAATGCAAGGTTTTATAGAAGCCTCTGGTGTTCCTATGAATAGAACTTCTTTTTTAGAATCTCTACCAGATGGTAAAATAAAATATTTAGTTGTAAAAGATATAGATTTTGACCCATATCCAGGAAAGAAAAAGCCTAATAAAAAAGAACCTGACCCTTCATCAGCAACTGATGGTGGTAGATTTTTTAGACAAAAAGTTTTTGCAGATATAATTAGGGCATTAGGATTTCCTAAATCTTTTGATAATGTAAAACCTGTTAGTTTTGGATTACCTGATACAGGTAGCCATGGTTTATTTTTTCATAAAACTAGTGGTAAACGTGCAACAGGTGCAATAGAAGATTTAATTAATAGAGCAGGTGTAGATTATATAGTATTTGAATCAGGTAGTAAAATACGTGGTGCAGAAAATATAACAAGAGTTGACTATGACCCTGTAAACAATAAATATAATTTTAAAAAAACAGAATATGAAACAATGGAAAATGGGGTTCTTGTTAAAAAACAAAGAGATATTATAAACACACATAGTGCAGATATAGAAACTTTAAGAATGAATCCATCTACATTTGAAGATGCAGGTAAAGGTTCTAAAGGTACATTTATACCTATACAATTTTTTAAAACATTAACTAAAGAAGATACACCACAAGCATATAAAAATTTTATAAAACATTATTATAGAACTCCAAGATTTGAACAAGAATTAGTAAATGAGTTTAATAATACTAAAGATTTTACTAAGATAGAAAATCATTTAAATAAAGATTATTCTAATATAGATAGGTTTCCTTTAGATTTTGTTATAGAACAATTATCTAATACAGGTAAACAAGGACAAGCATTTAGAAAAGCATTACAAAAAGTAGCAAAAGATGATGCACCTTTTACAAGTAGTTTTGTAAATAAAGGAGATGAAAGATTTGATTTTTATCATGAAAAAAATAATAATTGGAATTTCTTAAATCAAGGGCAATTTGCAGGTAGTGCAATAGCAGCACAAGCTAGAAATTCATATTTAAATTCAGTTTCTAAATATTTTAAAAAAAGAGCAACCTCACCATTTTGGGAATATGGTGGTAAAGGTTGGCTTAACCCTGTTACAAAAGATATAGCATTAACATCTGACATGATAAATAATAGACAACTTAAACAAGGTGAAGTTTTATTAGATTTAGGTTACAAACCTATGAAAACAATATTAAACGATTTAAAAGAACTTGACAGAAAAAGATTAAATTATATTATTACAGGTTTAAAAGATGTTAAAAATAAAAAACAAATTAATAAAGATAATGAATCAAATTTAGGTACATTATGGGAAACATATAAATATTTAAAGAAAACTAATTCTAGTCCTGATTTAGCTAAAACATTAGAAAATACATTTGATCTTTTAGTTATTCGTGTACCTTCAGATGCAGTTAGTGGAACTAGAGTTTTAAGATTTAAAGGATTTACTAAACAAAAAGGCACAGGTATTAATACACATAAAAAAGATGATGCTTATCTAGGAGGGGCTGATAAAGATGCTGATTCTGCATTTATTATTCAAGGTGGAGAAAGAAATCATATAATAGAATTAAATAAGAAGAACGTCAAGTTAGAGAGGGAAAACAAGTGGAATTTAAAAGAAGATAAAGATTATGATAGGTTAGATAAACAGCTTGGTGCTGAAAAACCTAAGATTGGTTCTTTTAGTAAGTTTAGTCCTTCGTTTAGAATGAAAGCATTTGAGATAGGAAAAGAAGGTGCTAATGTAAGAGGTGGTTTTATTGCTATGAGAGATGCAATGTATGACTTGTATTTAAATGTACAAGGTGGTAAAAACTTATATATATTTGAAAAAGATACTGGTAAAAAAACAGGTATTTTTAGAGATAGTAGTGGAAGACAAGTGATAAGTAAAAAGGGAGTAGGAAGACAAAAATATGATGAAGAAATATTTGAATTAAAAATTAAACCAGAAGGAATTACAGAATTTAGAAAAAAAGTTTTTGGTTTAATAAATATTGCAAATGATAGTACAAAATACACAAAGATACCAGATATATATAAAGCTAAAGCAGACTTATTAAATACTTTATTTACAGCAAAAGATTTAAAAGGTAAAAGAATTGATTTTAAAGATTTAATAAAATATGATAAAGAATATACAAATTTTAAAGATGTATTAAATACAGCAGATATTGCAAAAATTCCAAAAGAAAGAGGTGATAACAATGATGTAATAAAAATAAAACATAATGATAAAGATATTACTTTACCAACTAAAAAATTTATAGGTGAAGTAATGAGATTTGATAAAAATTTATTTAACAGACTTAAACAAAAAAAATTATTAGTACAAGGAGCTTTTGGTCCAGAAATAAATACACAAAAAGTTTTAAAATATAAAGATATAGAAAATTTTCATAAAACTTTTAAAAAAGATAAAGTAGCTCAAAATAAAAAAAGTATTGATTATTTACGAGAATTAAAAATGGATTTTGATTATTCTGGTAATTACCAAAGTCCTACTGGACAACAATTTAAAAATGCTTTTAAAAATGACCCAGTTTTATATAAAATTGAAAATGCTGAAAAAGCAACATTGTTTCAAGATAATTTAAGAACTGACGTTGAAAGATTTAGTAAATCTAATAATGATAAAAAGTTTTTAGAAAAATTAATTGATATTACTAAAGACCCTATTTTAAAGTTTCAAGATACAACTTCTGGGAGAAAAAGTTATCTTTTTGGACTTGATACTTTAAAACCTGCTACAATAAGAAGAATTAGTAAGAATACAAAAAATAATTTTTTTTCTGATTTAGATGTAAATATGAAAAAAATATCTGGATATGAATTATTAACCGAAAGATCACTAGAAGTTTTTGAAAGTTTTAGTCCTTCAAAGCAAAAAAATTATGATAAAATTTCTGAACAATTAGGTAAAATTTATAAAAAAGCAAATGAAATTAAACAAAGCCATAATGATACAAGTAATCCTAATAGAAGTAAACGTTTTGATACAAAAGATAATCTTGAAAAACATGAAACAGGTAATAGGTATGAAATTACAGATGGACAAATAAGAGATTATAAAAAAGTTATATTAGAGTTTGCTAAAAATAATAATGTAGATGCTATCCCATTAATTAAATTTTTTGATACTGCTTTACTAATACCATATAAAGTAGGTAAAAAAAATAAATATGTTGACTTTCCTACAATATATAGAATAGATAAAGATGGAAAAAGTAAACCAGAAAAAAAGGTTGAAATGGTAGATTTTTATAGACCTAACGACCATTTCTTTTCTTCTTATGAAGTAGGTGCTGTAGCTAAAAAAAATATGTTAGATAGAATGCAGTTGTTATTTGAAAAGTCTGATGCAAATTTACAACCAGGGTTTAAACAACAAACAATACAGTTTCCTGTTTTTGAACCTATTAGACAATATTTTAAACCTTTAGCTGAAAAATATACAGAGATAGTATCTAATCCTGATAAAGCTAAATCAATTGCAGATGATGTTTTAAGTAAAACTAAAAAAGGTGCTACACAATATGAAAAAGATAATTTAGATATATTAGCATTCGACAATAAAGATTTTCAATCAATAAAAGAGTTTAGAGAAAATATTAAAAAATATCCTGCTATAGATTCTATAAATGATTACTTTATGGAATATTCATATAGACATCAAGGGGTTGCAAAAGATATATCTAAAATGTCTATTAGTGATATAAAAAGTATGAATAAAAATTTTAAGTGGATAGAGAGTAAACAAAAAGATAAGTTTAAATGGTTAACATGGTTAAGAGACCCAAGAGATATATCTGAAAGAGATTTAGCTCCATCTATGGTTAAAATTTATGATAACTTTTTATCACCTGTTAGAACAGCCAAAGGTATAGAACAAAAAAAACTAGCACGTTTTATTAGTCCTCTAGGTGAAATGAGAGAAGCATTTAAAAATGTAAGACTTTTACAAGATAAAACTTTAAATATGGATAATGAAAAATTAGCAAAAGAATTTGAATTTACTTCTTTATTAAATGCAAATGACAAAGTTACATTAACAGAATTAATTTCTAATAAAAGAAATATAGAAGAACCAAGATTAACAGGTAAAAAATATACAGATTTTTTAAAGAAAGAATTTAATTTTAAAGAACCTATAAAAAATGAATCTGGTGTAAATCAAAGAAAATGGAATGGTCAAGAATTATTTAATAAATATGATAAAGCTACAACAGAGTTTTATGAAAGAATGGGTAAAGAATATATTTATACATATGATAAAAATGATAAAAGAATAATTTTTGATGATATTATTGATATTAAAAATCCAACCTTTGGCAAGTTAAATGAAAATATACAATATGATAAAAATGGTAGATTTAATTTAGAGCATTTTTATAAAAAATTATTAACAATAAAAAATAATAAATTACCTGAAGGTATTTCTTTAGAACAATTATTAAGGTATCAATATGAATACTCAATGGAAAAAGATTTGTTAATTAAAAATAAAAATAAAAAACCAACCTTACAACAACGCATAGACTATAGGTTAAAAAATAATTTTACAAAACAAATGGGTATTGGTCGTATTGAACCTAGTGAATATTGGTCAAGATTAAATTATGGTCATAACACAGAGTCAAGAAAAGTTATGCAAGAAAGTATAGAAAAATATGCTAGGCAACAAGCAGAATCAATAGGTGGTACTAAAGAAAAAATTGAAAAAGAATATCAAAAAATTGTAGAACAATTATTACAAGCTAGAGAAAAAAGTTTAAATAACTCAGCAAGATTTGAAGATGCATTTTTAGATAAACAATATGAAAATGTGGGATTTGGTTCAAGACCTCCTAACCTATTACAAAGAGGTGAAATATTTATTGATGGTTATGATAAAACACCTAATACTTTTTCTTCTTATAATCAAAGAACTATAAGAAGTTTATTTTCTAATATATCTGCAATATATGGAAATAGACAGATAGATTTATTTAGAAAAAACAAAGCTATGGATAAACATTTTCAAATATCTGATGATATAAAAAAACATAATTTAGAAGTTGAAGTACAAGCTAATGCTTTGTATAAAAAAATTATTGCAGAAGGTACAAAGAAAAATATAGCTGAAAGAAAAAGAACTGAATATATTAATAGAAATGAGTATAAAAATAATACAGATATGTGGGCTGATTTTCTTTATATTTATTTAAAAAATAGTTTAGGACATCCTTCTTTGCTTACTAATAGAATACAAAAGTCTATTGCAGGTGCTGATCCTTTGAAGTTAAAATTTAACCCATATTATTTTACATCAGATTATGCAGTTACTAAAGCTTTAGAAAGATTATATAAAACTGATAAGTTTAATAAAATGCCTTTTTTACGTAATGCACCTGAAGGTAAAGAAGCTAGAAGAGATTATTTTGTTAGAAGATTACATGATTTAGGAGCTATGGAAGCTCGTTTTAATCTAATGACTATATTAGCTAATACTGGTACTATGTCAACAAATTTATATGGTGGTGCTGCAATGAATATAGGTAGTGCTGGTTTAAAAAACTTTATTGATTCTAAAAAAGAAAGGGTGGTTGTAGATAAATTACTAAAAGATATTAATGGTGAATTTGTTATAAAACTTAAAAATGGCAAAAGAGTTAAAACAAGAAAAGATTTAATTAAGTATTTACAAGAAGAAGGCATTATTGATAACTATTTAGCACAAGCAGATTTAGAGTATAATGTAGGTTTGAAACAAGGTATAGATAAGTTAGGTGCTAATGCTAAAAATTTTATTAAAGATATAAAAAATACAATGAAATCTAATAACAATGAAAATGCAAAAGACGTTGTACAGAGATATGGTATCTCAGATACAATGACTAAATATGGTGGTCTTTTTATGCAATTTTCTGAAAGAGTAAATAGAACTGATGCTTTTATATCACATGCATTACAAGCTAAAGAAAATCTTGGTAGACATGGTATACATGTTAATATGAAAGACCCATATATATTTGATGCAGGTTTAAAAGGTATTGAAACAACACAATTCTTATATCATAATTCTTTTAGACCAGCATTTATGACAACTGCATTAGGTAAAGTACTTACACGTTTTAAATTGTTTGCATTTCAATCTGTTAGAGTTAGACAAGAATTTTATAGAAAAGCAAAATCGTATGGTCTTAAAGAAGGAACACCAGAATATAAAAGATATAAAGATTTATTTTTAATAGATATGTTTACTATGGCTATGGCTGGTGCATATATGTACTCTATATTTGATACAGCATTACCACCACCATACGATTGGTATCAAGATACAGCAGATTTATTATTTGGTGATAAGATAGAAAGAGATAGAGCTTTTTATGGAACTTTACCAAGACCTATAGCACCATTACAAGCTGCTTTACCACCTATAAGTAGAGTTCCTGGTTCTATAGTTGAATTAATATCTGGTGATTGGCAAAAGTTTTCTGATTATACAATACATACAATGTATCCTTTTGGCAGATTAGTTTATACAGGAAAAAAACAAGCAGAGAATCCTGAAAGATTTTTTGAAAACTTTTTTAGAATACCTGTTAATAAAGTTAAATATAGAATAAAAAGAGAAGACATATTAGAGAAACGTAAAGATGCTATCAATACTTATCTTTCAGATGATGAAGAGTAAAAAAATAGGTAGAGCACAATGTATCTCGCAGGACACCCATTTCATTAGACACCGTGTCTAAATGGAATCATACATGTACTCTACCTAATCACACGAGGTAGGGATTACTTTTTATCTTTAATTATATCTATTGCATTTGTTAAGGCTTCTTCATATCTATGCCTTATAACAGGGTCTACAATAAATATATGCACTTGACCTTTTAGGTTTTGTAATATATCTAATAGTACTTTTTTACCCATTGACTAATCCCTCTAAATCACCACTATAAGCATTTATAGCATCTCTTTCTTTATATCTATCTAATGCATCTTCTAAATATTCAGGATATATACTATATACTCTTTCTTTTGTACTTTTTAAATAACCTTCTGCAATACCTTGGTCAATAGGTCCATATTGATTACCTTCTGGGTCACAAGATAAATCTAAATGTGCATCTTGATGTTCTAATTCCTTTAACATTTCTATAACTTCTTTAACTCTCATGATATTGTGCCCTTTCATACGCTATATCTGTTTTTAGTTCATTAAGTTCTTTAATTTCTTTTAAGTATTTAATTAATACTTTTAATGGTAATACTGCTAAATGTGGTTTGTTATTACCTTTTACTACTTGCATGTCTACTATATTTGTGTCAGGTATAACATACTCAGCAATTTGTTTACGTGCTTTGACTTGTATCTTTAAATCTAAATCATTTACATAAACATCTACCTCTTCATGTAGTCCTAATGATTTACCATTAGAACCCCATGCTCTTGTAGCTTTTATATCTTCTTGTTTAAATATATCTACTACCTCACGTTCAACTCTATTACCTTTGATTTTACTGGGATGGCTCATAACATTCTTTCTACATAAGGATAAACTTCTTCATTAAGTCTTTTTATATTATGGTCTTTACATTTCTTAACCATTAATCTTAATTTAAAAGCTATTTTTTGGTCAATCATATTAAGTACATCTGTTGTTATCTGTACCTTTTCTTGATTAAACATTTTTTTAACTTTAGTTACTCTTATTGTATAACTCATATTACCTCCAAAGGCTTGTGCCTATAATTATATCAAGTTTGTATATACCAAATGCAAAAATTAAGTGATCTCCATTAGCTTCACCTAATGTTGCTGTAAAACTTAATAACTTTATTAACTTTATTTTAAATCCTGAAATTTCATCTTCATTGATAACAATGTATCTAAAAATAGGAAATCCTAATAATTTTAAATCCATTATTAATCCTTGTCTTCTGATAAAAATTCAAATGTATCTTGCTCAGGTATAACATAAATCTTACCTTTTAATAATATTTCTAATGTTTCTTTATTTAGTTTTAAATGTTTTACAAACTTAGAATCTTTATATTTACTAACCATACTTACAACTATGTCATTTTGACCGTAATTATTTTCTACTAGATTAGCAATTTTTATTTGATATACATCCATATTTATCTATCTTCCTGTATTTACTTTTTTAATAACATCAGCAATCAAAAGCCTGAGATATTTTTGAGCTTTTAATAAATCTTCTAAACCATTCTTTTGTTTATATCTAGTTAAGTATTTAATTATATTACCTTCACAAAAGCCTAGCTTATGGCTTAATACATATTTAGTAGTTTCTATACCATCAGTATAATAATCAGGATTTATTCTATCTCCTATTGCTTCTTCTACTATATTATCAAACTCATCTATTATCTCAAACTTTGTCATGCTTACTCCAATCTATATTGCTTGTTTAAATCTAAATGTTTCATGATTAAAATAACACTTTAATTTAAAACTAGATTCATCTCTTGCAACAATACTTTCTACAACTCTAGCTTTACCATTAGGGTCTGGTGCATATATGCCTAATAGTTTATCTGATTTTTGCTCTATTGATGAATCACCTTTAGCACTATGCCTAGTTAGATTACGTTCAAATGCTGCACTCTTACTAATATGACTTACAACAAATATCATTATCTCATATTTTTGAGCAATCTCTTTAAGCTTACTAACTATCCGTTGCATTTTAACAAGTGAATCATTTGAATAATCAACACGTATCTCATCAATAGTATCTATTACAAGTATTTTTGGTTGTAAATTAGATATTACATCTATAATATTATTGAGTTCTGGTGATACAGTCATTAGTTTTATATGTCCAAGTTTATCATTTGCTTCTTTAAAGAACTCTTTATCATTGCTTTTATATTTATCAATAACATCTTGTTTATTTATATTAAATGCAATTTGATTAAATCGTCTCCACATTAGCAATTGATTAACCTCTAATGATAGATACAAACATTTAAACTGATTAGCTCTTACTACAAGGTTTTGTATAAAAGCTGTTTTACCAAGTTTGGTATCACCAATCATTGTTATAAGCTCACCTATTGTAAACTTATAACTGCTACCAATATTATAGAAATCATTTAAGTCAAAACTATTACTATCATCTTCAGATTCTACAAATTGTTGAAACTGTTGTGTCATAGTATCTGCATTAAATATTTCTACACCATAGTCTTTATGTTTGTAAAACTTACATTTACTATCACAGAATGAATCCATTATAGAATCTTGACATCCATATCCATCATGTTCCCATCCATATATTGTATCTAACATAGACTTTGTTTCTGATGTGTCAAATGATGGG